TCGCCCGCCACGCGCCGGATACAGGCCAGAATCTCGGCGTGCTTCGCGATGCCGACCACGCCCCACAGCCGCAGCCGTTCCTCGTAGGCGTCGATGAACAGTTGGACTTGATCGGCGGTCGGATGCACGACCCCGGCAGCCGTGGCCGCGAGGCGCACCAGCACGTCCGAGGGGTCCTCCTCCAGCGACGCCAGGAACACCGCCTGACCGCTCGCCAGCAGGTGGCAAATGCACTGCCGCAGCAGGGTGGTTTTGCCCGAGCCCGGGAACCCCGACCAGATCGTGACGCCGCCCGGGTACAGGCGCAGCACGTTGCCCTCGGGGTCCATCGGCGTGGTCGCGAAGTTCGCGTGTCGCGCCTCGTAGGCCGCCAGAATCTCGCGCCCGCTCAGGGGGCCGAGGTCCACCAGCACGTCCGACGGCGGGCCGGTGTCCAGCCCCTTCGCGGTGACGTACATCGCCGCCGACTGGCGCATCCGCTCAACCACGCTGACGATTTCACCGGCCACGGGCGTACTCCGCGGCCTTGGCGCAGCGGTCAACCGCCAGCACCATCGCGGCCATGTCGGCTTGCGTGAACTCGCGCTTGCCGTCCAGCACGTCGGCCATGACAAAACCCGCCAAGGTCACGTCGTGCCCGAGGATTTCCAGCACGTCCGCCGGGGGGAATGCCGGCCGCATCCGGGGCCGGTGGTGGTCTACCCGCTCCGGCATCACGTCCGCGAATGTGAGCCCGACGGCCGCGAGAATGTCGCCCGTGTCGCAGCCCGCGAAGCAGTGCAACAGCACCCGGTCGTCAGCCTCGCGCAGCGACAGCGACGGGCTGCGGTCGGTGTGACTGGGGCAGCGAGCCACCCAGGTCCCCGCGCCGGTTTTCTTCACGCCGGCAAGGCGCGAAAGCAGTTCGGTTACACCCATGCCGCCTGCCCTCCGCGCTTCGGGTAACGGCCAGCGGCGAAGTGCCCACTGCCGGGTTTGCAGTTCCGGGCGTAGACCTGGAACGCACGGGGCCAGTCGGCGTACTGCCACGCCTGCGCCTTGGCCTGATCCACGAATCCCGCGAACAGCGCCTCGGGGTCAGCGTCGGGGATCTGTGCCGCGACGTAGGCGGCAAGGTCGGGCGTCAGGGCGAACCCCTCGGGAATGCCAACCTTCCTCGGGGCGGGCTTGCGCGCAGCGCTATCCCCCTCTTGGTTTTCTCTTGGTTTACTTGGTTTGGTTTGGTTTGGTTTGGATGGCATTCCTGTTGCCATTGGCAAAGCCGTGGCATCCGCAATGCCATTGCCATTGGCAAACGCATTGGCATCCGCATGGCAATTGCCATCCGTTTGCCACCGACCTTTGGCACCCGATTTGCCAGCAGCAGACCGCTTTGCGACGATCTCGCGGACCCGGCCCCGGTGTTCCTCAAGGCGCTGGTTCACCAGCCGCCCGTCCGCCTCGGGGAACTTCGGGCCGACGGTCGCCCAGCAGCGGTCAAACTGCTTCCGCTCCCACCGAATCATCCGGCACAGCTTGTTCGGGTCCGCTGGCAGCGAACCGATAGACCACTGGTAGCTGAGAAGCAGCAAGTAAAGTCCCTGTTCCTCGCCGTCCCATTCCGCCGTCGAAGCCAGGAAGTCCCCGACGTAGAGAGGCAAGTACGCCTCCCGCCCTGTCGCCATCGCACCCATACCCACTCCTTGGCCCCTCAAAAAGTCCACGGCAGGCCGGAGGGGAAGCCCGGCTTTTCGGGTGATCTGCCCTAGCCGTGGGTGTTCAGCGCAGCCCCTTCTCGCGTTCCATCCGCTCCACGACGGCCGGAGATCTGCCCTTGATCTCGTTGCGCAGGAGTTCCCACGCGACCCGTGCGCGACTGGGATCACCGCCGCGATAGGCCAGCGTCATCTCGACGCGCAGATCGTTGATGCGCGCCTCACGCAGCAAGTCGCCCAGGTGGAGATCAATCACGCCTCACCGCCCGTCGTCATCCAGAAAACATTCGGGAGCCTCACGCGGAGGAAATCCGGGAGGCGATGCTCGACGACCTCGTAGGCCGGCAGCGGCACCGTGGGGACCACGGGCGGCTGGGGGCACTCGCGGCCCGGCTCGCGGAAATCGACGCCGGGGCGAAGGGACAGCGAACCGTCGGCGTGGACGCGGACGGCGCGGGGGTCTGTGCGGTAGCGAACAGACCGGGTGGCGTCAAGAGGCATTTACTCAGCCCCCACGGCCAGCGGCGCATCAACAATCGGCAAGGGGTCGCGCTTCAACGCCCCAGCCGTCAGGACTTCAAGCTGCATCTGCCGAAGCAGCGGAATGCGCTTCCCCTGCCATTGACAGACCGCTGCCCTTGTGATCCCGAGCGCCCTTGCGGTCGCGGCGGGGGTCCGGTAGTGCGCCATCACTTCGTCAAATGTCATTCCGCGTTTGTATACCAATCTTTCAAATCAAGTCAAGGACAATGCCATCCGCGCGCCGCAAAACTTCCCGCATGGGTAGACCGCGAATGAAACTCCCCCCGGCGCCGGGACGGGTTGGCCGCGTGCGTGAAGCCGTCGAGGCCGGACTGGCGAACTACGGCACTTACACGGCCCTGGCCGACGCCATCGGCGTAACCCGTGCGGCCATCAACCAGTGGTGCAGCGGGGACAGCGAGAATCTCCGCTGGGAACACCTGTTTAGCCTGTGCGAGATCGCGGATATGTCGGTGGCCTACGTCGCCATGGGCTACGGCCCTAGAGGCCCGTACAGGGCCGAGGCGGACTTGCTGGAGCTGACTGGGATCCTGAACAACCTGCCGCCCGACGACCGCCAGAAGCTGGCAGCCGAAGTCCTGGCGTTCGCCCGGTTCCGGGCCGCCAACGCCACCTAGCCGTTAACTGACTGTTTGCGCGGCCCTCACCCGTTTGGGTGATGCGCCGGACGCCGGCTTGTGGCAGTGTTTGCAAGCAAGGTTGACAATCCTGTTAGCTTGCTATCTAATCGCTTCCAAGCCCGCCCCCACCCGTTCCTCCAACCGGGTGCCTAGCGAGAGGGGTCAGCCGACGGGGCGGGCACTGGGAGACAGACATGGATACCCGCATCGGAACCCCGTACCTCGCTGACATGGTCACGGCCATGCTCACCGATTCCTGGCGCGGCGGACTGTCGGAGCCGATCACCGGCTGCGAGGTCACCGACGTGCTGCGCGAGTTCGCCGACCGCCACCCGGTCCAGTGCGCCGCCTTCATCAGTGAGGCGATCAGCGAGGCCAGCGACGAGAAGCTGTGCGCCATCGCTCAGGAAGCGGCCGACCTCAACGGCATCACGGCCGCCATGGCGATCCGCGCTTACCTGCGGTCGTGCATGGAGGCGCAGCAGGCGTACCTGCTGTCCACCGAGAGGCTGGCGTCATGAGCGACACCAAGCACCTGACCGCCCTGCTCAACAGCGCCGAGCGTGAAATCGAGAGGCTGCGCGCCGCGCTGGAAGCGGCGCCCGAGCCGGCAGTAGACCCGGTCAGCAGCTACCCGGCCGACGACGACTACGACGACTGGTACCGCACCACCCGAGCGGGAGCGCTGCTATGAGGATCGACTACGCGCACAAGCACTGGCTCAAGGAATTGCAGCGCCGGACGCTGGCTTCGGACGACTTCAACTGCGGATTCTCGGCCGGCTTTATGGCCGCGATTCTGTTCGTGACCCTCGCGGTCTTGATCTTTGTGGAGGCGGGACGGTGACACGCACAGAACTTGGGAAGATTGATTCCGTCCACGTCGGTTTCGGCGGCTATCAAGACGCCTGCTTCGGGGTGACGTTCACCATCCGCGGCAAGGCGTGGGGGGTCGGTGATTTTTGGGGGACGTGGGCGCATGAACCGGGCGAATACTCCAAGTGGACGACGGAGGAACAGTCGGCAATTTTTGCCGACACGTCGCGCCGGCTGATCGAGCTTCTGAACAAGGCCGGGAAGTCCGATGTGTCGCAACTGGCCGGAATCCCGCTGGAAGTGACGTTTGATGGCACGCGCATGGTTTCTTGGCGCGTGCTGGAGGAAGTGCTGTGACCCAGAACGAACTGAACCTGCTGGCCGAGATCGCCCGCCTAAACGCCAAGATCACGGCCTACGAGGACGCGCTCGACGAGATCGCGAGCTGCACCGAGTGCAAGCGCGCACGGGCGCTGGCGTGGGGTGTGCTGTCGGACCAGGAGGAGGCGGCGTGATCCAGCCCGCCCACCTCGTCCTCGCCGTGGCCGCGCTGAGAGAGCGGGCCGACCGGCTGAAGATGGCCGCTGCGCGGGATGACCGCGGCATCGTGTGGGCCGACTACCTGCTTGACCTCGCTCGCGACTGCTCGCGGGCGGCTGATGAGATCCAACGGGAGATAACGCAATGAACTACGCGAACGACGCAAGCGAGACCATCAACGAACTGGCCGCCGCGCTCGCCAAGGCGCAGGGCCAGATCACGGGGGCGCTCAAGGACACCAGCAACCCGTTTTTCAAGTCCAAGTATGCCGACCTTGCGGCGTGCTGGGACGCCTGCCGGAAGGCGCTCAGCGACAACGGGCTGGCCGTCATCCAGACCACGGTGGAACGCGACGGCAGGCTGTACGTCCTGACCACCCTCGCCCATTCGTCGGGCCAGTGGATGCGCGGCTGGATGCCCGTCAAGACGAAGGACGACGGCCCGCAGGCGATGGGCTCGGGGGTAACCTACGCTCGCCGCTACGCGCTGGCGGCCATCGTCGGGCTGGCCCAGGTGGACGACGACGCCGAGGCGGCGCAGGGCCGGACCAGCGTGTCGCCCACCCTCATCGACCCCCGCGACGACGGCGAGAAGCTGACCACGAAGCAGGAGCAGTTTGCGCAGGAGTTTGCGCAGGGCTTCCGCCGGCTGCTGTCCGCCGACGTGGACGAGGCCGAGCGGGCCCGCCAGATCGTCGCCCTGCGTGACGAGGCGAACGAGGACAAGCCGGTGTTCGTGGCCGCGTGGGCGATCCTCACGGCGGCCGAGCGCAAGGCCGTCAAGACCTACATCGACAACCAGCGGAAGGCAGCGTAATGAGCGAGAAGCGCGACAACAGCGGCACGGTCAACCTGACCAAGAACGACAAGAAGGGCGTCGAGAATCGCCCGGACTACAAGGGCAGCGCGAAGGTTGCCGGCGTGGACTACTGGGTGAGCGCCTGGCTCAAGGACGGCGACTACGGCAAGTTCCTGAGCCTGTCGTTCACCGTCAAGGAGGACAAGCCGAAGGCCCAGCAGGCGCCGCGCAATTCCGAGCCGGCGGCCGAGTTCGACGACACCATACCATTTTGATCCCCCGCGAGCGCAGCGCACTCTCCCCCGGCTGGCCCGGCCGTCTGCGTGGGGCTTAGGAGGCTGATATGACGATTGACGAACTGGAGCAGGCGCACTTGGCGGCAACGCCAGCGCCGTGGGCAACGGCGCCGACCAACGCCACGGGAGTGACTGCGATTGTTCCCTCTGCTTCGCCCTCGTCGCGTGTTTCCATGATTGCGCGAGTCCACTACAAGACGACTTTTACCGCCGAGGGGGAAGGCGTCGCAAATGCCGACCTGATCGCCGCTTCCCGCAACGCCGTCCCCGACTTCATCGCGGCCCTGCGGCTGCTGGCCCATAACGACCTTGACTACGAACTGACCGAAGGCGAGGCCGAAGAACGCCGCGCCCTGCTGGCGAAGTGGGGTGTGTCGTGACCCTGGACGAGATTGCCCGGCGGATCGGGTTTCAGCCCGGCCCTCACGGGGACGACTGGTGGGACGTGGAGAACGCATCACAGCATCACCCGGTCAGCGCCGCGAACCTCCGCCGCTACCTCCTCACCGGCGACCGGCCGCTGCGGATTCTGGCGGCGCTTGGCGCATTCTGCCCAGATGTCGAGCTGTGGCTGCTTGAGCCGGGCGTCTGGCGGATCAACGTTACGAACGGGCAGAACGGCGGGGCGCGAGAAGGGCAAGGCTACTCGCCTGAAGAAGCCATCCTCGCCGCCGCCGAGGCGCTGCCGCCACAGGAGACGCCATGACGACCGTAGGCAAGATCGAGCAGTTGACGAACGGCACGATGCAGGACGCCCAGTTCGTGCCCCGTCCGCCGCCGGAACACATCACCGTGCCCGTGTCCGTGCTGGCCGAGCGCGACGCCCTGCGCGCCGAGGTCGAGCGGCTGACGGCAGAGCTACAGAAGCGGGCCACGCAGATCGGAGTCGCCTGCCACACGCATGACCTCACGCACGCTCTGGCTTGCGGTCGGTGCGCCGACGAAGCCCGCGCCGAGGTCGAGCGGCTGCGGGCGGCCCTTGAGGACGCCCCGCGGTTCGGCTACGAGCACTGGTACGACACCACCCGCGCGGAGGCCCTGCGCCGTGAGTGACATCTCAGCCGACGATTACGCCCGGCTCGCCACCGAGATCGGGATGGTGCGGCAGGCCGCGACCCTATGGAACGACCCCCAACAGGACGACGCCGTTCCCGACTATTACCTCGCCTCCTACCTCGCCGAGCCCGCGCAGATGGAGCGCATCCTGAAACTGGACGGGCTGCCCGGTGATGAGTGGCTGATCGAGCGGCACACCGATCCCGACGACGATGAATGGATCGTTTCGCGGCAGGCGAGATACACGGTTGCCAGCGATTTTGAGGACGCCACGGACTACTGGGGAACCAGCGGTGGCGACACCGTGGGGGCCGCGGTAAGGGACTGCGCGGCGCGGGCGCTGCGGCCGTGATCGTCACCCAGGAACAGCTAGCCGAGGCGACGGGGCTGACCCGTGGGGCGGACATTGCCCGCCACCTCAAGCGGGCGGGGATACCCTTCCGGCTGGTCAACGGTAGAATCCTGACCACCGAGGACGCCATAACGGCCGTCCTCACCGGCCAGAAGAAGAACAACCGTGGCCCGAACTTCGCGGCAGTTGCCGCCCCGCGTCCACGTCAAGCACGGGGCGTACTACCACGTCAAACGGCAGGCGGGGAAAGTCCGGTGGACGTTCCTCAGTCGGGCGGCTGACGGTGACCAGGCCCTCTACACCGCCCTTGCCCGCCTTGCGGCGCAACGGGTCGCGAACCTCGGGGACATGATCAACGAATACGTCAGGGCCGGCATGACCGAACTGCGTCCCAAGACGCAAAAGAACTACCGCAGCTACGTCCGCAACCTGACCGCCGTGTTTGGGCATATGCAGCCCGACCAAGTAACCCCGGGTGATGTGGCCCGCTACCTTGAGACGCGGAAGCAGGCCGGCGCCCCCGTCATGGGGAACCGCGAGATAGAAATGCTGGGCAGCGTCTACCAGTACGGGCTGCGGAACGGCTATTGCGAGTCCAACCCCTGCCGGTTCGTGCGGCGAAATCGGGAATCCCCCCGACGACGCTACCTCACGCACGAGGAATTTCTCGACGCCTTCAACCGGGCGCCCGAGCCGTTCCAGGACTTTCTCGCCCTCGCCTACCTTACCGGCCTGCGGCAGAAAGACCTTCGGGAACTCAGGCGGGACCAGCTAACCCCCGAGGGGATCGTGGTGGACGAGTCCAAAACGGGCAAACGGCGGATCGTGGGGTGGTCGGACTCCCTGCGCTGGTTCGTGGAACGGGCCTGTTCCAGATCAGATGGCCCCTACGTCCTGACCGGCCAGCGGGGGCCGTGGGGGGAATGGGCGGTGCAGTCCGCCATGCGCCGGCTGGGGGTGACGTGGACGCTGCACCAGGTCCGCCACAAGGCCGAAACCGACCACCGCGAGGGTATGGGGCTGCTGCCGCTATACCGCCGCGTGACGCGCCACGGGGCTACACGTTAGGCACCCCACGAAACTGTTAGACGCGAAATCGGCAGGAAAGTGGTGGGCCGTGCGAGGCTCGAACTCGCGACACACTGGTTAAAAGCCACTAGGGTAATCGCACAACGGAGCCGCTGGTAGGGTATTCGGCGTTAGACATCGCGCCCCTATGGGCCTCGTATTGCGGCTGGCGCGAAGCTAGGGGTTAGACGCCAGCCACGCCCGCACGTCGAAGCTCGGGCACGCCTTCACCCAGTCCCGGCTGTCGATCTTCCCGTCCCCGTTCTTGTCCGGGCTGAGGTCGCGGTGGCCGAACACCTGAAGGGGCCCGTAGACCCCCCGGTACATGGCGATCTGCGACCGCAGCGCGGCGAACTGGGCGGGGGTGAAGTTGTTTTCGGGCCGCCCATCCGCCCCCACCCCGCCCACGAGGCAGATGCCGATGCTGTCGCGGTTGTGGCCCTTCGTGTGCGCCCCGGGCTGACCGAGGGGCCGGCCGGCTTCGACGGCCCCCGACCGGCGGATCACGTCGTGGTAGCCAATGTCCCGCCAGCCCTGTTCTTGGTGCCAGCGGCGAATGTCCGCCACGCCCACGTCGAGCGTCGGGCGGGTGGCCGAGCAGTGGACGACGATTTTCCGTATCGGCCTCAATCCTCGTCCCCCAGCACCGGCCCCGCGTGCAGCGGGATCACCTCGGAAACCATTTCTCGCCCGAGGAACAGGTACGGGTCACCGTGGCCGTCGTATTCCTCGGGCACGTCCATCGCCAGCGTGATACCCGCCTCGGTATCGGCCAGCACCCAGCCCACCGCCATACGTCGCAGAGGCGTTAGCTTGGCGGCGTCCTCGGCGCTTATTTCATGCAGGCCCGAAAAGTGGTCGAGCCAGACGACTAGGACGACGGGGGGCATTGCCGATCCTCCGCTGCGATTCGCTGGGCCTGTTCCTCTTTCCACCGCTGCCGCCACACGTCGATTTCCTGGTCACGCTGGTACAGCAGGGCCACGAGTTCGTCGTAGGGGCGGCCTTCGTAGATCACGCCGCCGACCTCGCCAAGGCCGACACGGCGTTGATGGTGTGCCGCTCAACCTCGCCGGCATCGCGGTGCAGGACGATGCCCTGCATATCCCGGCCGCTGCGGTAGCCGCTGGCCGCGTGCCAGGCGTCCTTTGCGGCAAGGGTGCGGAAGCTCTCGACCGTACAGCCGGGAAGCTCGTACAGCCGTTTATGATGGACGTGGCCGGTGTACCAGTAGCGGTGCGCCGTCTCGCCCCAGTCCTGCGCCCGGTCGGCGGACATGATCCCGCCCAAGGCTTCGGGCTTCACGAAGTCGCCGTGCGTGACCCCGATCAGGCACCGGCCGAAGCGGTGATAATGGAATTTCGCGGGCGATTCGTCGAAGTTCACGCGGGGGTTTTTCTCGTAGGCCATCGACAGCGCCACCGTCAGCATTTGCGACGTGTGTTCGTCGTGGTTGCCGATCTCGTTTATGACCCGCACGGACTGGTGCCGGGTCAGCGCCGTCTCGATGATCTGGCGCATGATGCGCACGCCCACCCGCAGAACTTTGTTCCAGCGGGTGTCCACGTCGAGGTGATTCTTTGAACGCAGGGTGATGGCGTCCAGCGTGTCGGCGTGGAAGAAGTCCCCGAGGTTGACGATCAACGCTTCCTTCGCGGGGGGCATGGCTTCCACCAGCCCGGCGGCAGCCCCGAGCATGATCCGCTCAGCGATCTCCAGGTCGAAGTCCTCGCCCGCCTCCTCGCCCCACGCATACATCCCCACATGGGGGTCGCCCATGCAGTAGACGGCCAGAAGGTCGGCGGGGCCTTTCTTGGGGGCAACGATGCGGGGGACGGCGGGGATCTTGCCCATGGACTTCCGCAGCGCGTCGATGACGGCGGCGGCGTCCGCAGGGGCGCGGGTCTTGACCCATTGCAGCCCGCCGTCGGGGGTCTTGACCAGCGTGGACACGCCAGAGACGACGTGCCCCGGCGGGGCATTGACGTGGATTTCGCCCGGCACGCCCTCGGGGAAGGCTGCCCGCAGGTGGCGGGAGAACGTCATCTCCGTACAGCCAAGGGCGCGAGCCGCGTACAGCTTGACGCCGCCGGCATCGCGCAGCGCCGTCAAGAGCGCGTCGGGGGTGAAGTGGTAGGCGGGTTTGCCTGCCATGCTCAATTAGCGGGCTTGGTTGTTTTAGGTTCGGTCAGCCGGCGCAGTTCCCCAAGCCGGTAATCGCACTCCGCGATCACCACGCGAGCCTCCGCCACCGCTTCGTACAGGTCGCCCACCGTCTCAAGCGGCGGATCGTAGTGGCACCCCGCCGTGAGGGAGGCAGGAACAACCGTCCTGACTGGCTCAGCCGGCCCGGCAGGGGTGCAGGCGCAGCCGGCGAGCGCCGTTACACAGGACAGCGCAAGGGCTGTGACGCCTGCGCGGCGCAGTCGGGATCGGCTTTCAGGGCAGTCTCGTAAGACGTTTGCCACTTGTCGCGCTCCTTGCGCAGTCGCTTAATCGCCTCATCGGCGCGGCGCTCCGCTTCCGCCGCTTCCGCTATCTGCTTCTGGTGCGCCCGCAGGGCAGCCTCCCACCCCGCCGCGATCCGCTGCTCGTACTCCAGCCGCTCGCGCCCAAACGCGGATGTAAGCCTCCACCCGTTCGCCTGCCAGCCGGCCGCGAAGGACGCAGCGAAAGCAGCGCAGACGGCCAACACACGCCAGTTCGTGAGGGCAGCATTGATGATCCGAAACCACATCACTCACCCCGCTTCTGGATGGTGCGCGCACCGGCATAGATACCAAGGGCCAAGGTGGACAGCGCGACGTAAATGCTGCCGTCGATGATCCCCGCGAACAGCGCCACGCAGCCCGTCACTTGGACAAAGGAGGACTGCCAAAACTCGGTGCTGCGCCAGGTCGTCACGTCACGTCCCTCGTCACGTCCGTCCGCTCGCTGCCGGTCATGTCGGCCACGATCCGGTCCTTGGTGTCGCCGAGGTCGCGGAACTTGACCGTGGCATTGCCGCCGCCGAGGTCGGTGATGTCCGTCTTGCCCGCAGCAACAGCCGCCAGCAACCGGACGATCTGGCGGAACGTCAGCCCCGCCTCGATCTGCGCTTCCATGACGGCGCCGGTCACGTCGTCCTGCGTCAGCGTGTTGACGCGGATGGTGACCGCGATGTTGCCCCGCGAGCCGGCGGGGTTCATGGTCACCGTGGCCGCGCCCAGCATGGCCGCCGTGCGCTCCGAGGTCAGGAAGGCATTGGCCGTGACGGTGGACGAACCCTCCATCGTCGTCGCCGCCTCGCCGTAGGCGGTCAGCGGGAGGCCAACCGTCGCCGCGCCCTTGACGGTCATGGCGATGCCGCCGTCCTTGACGGGGCGAATCTTCGCCCGCTCGCGGTAGCCCACCGGAATGCCGGCGTAGTTGTTGGCAAAGGCATTCCGGATGGCAAGGGGATTGCGCGCCATCCAGTTGCCGGGACGCGTACTCGCGTAGCTGCCACCGAAGGCAGCCCCCGAGTCAGCGTTACCCGGCAGGCGGTAGTTGATCATCCCCACGCCCATTGCAGGTCAGCGACCACCACTTGGCTGGCCGCCAGCGCACCGCCCGCGAGGACGAACATCCCAAGGCAGGCGCCGTCGTAGATGCGCGGGAACGCATTGGGCCCCGTGGTGAAGTCGTAGACGGTCGGGGTGTTGGCAGCCAGCAGGGGGATGTACGCAATCGGCCGGTGCAGGACGATGCAGCCCGTGCCCGCGGTGGCGTTGGCGTTGATCGCGTAGCTCGACACCTGCCGGACTCCGGTATCGCCGGCACCAACGGCCATGACCGGCCCGCCAACGGTGGCCGACACTGGCGTCTGCGCGAGCAGGCACCCGCCCGGGTGGGCGGCGACCACACCGAACAGGGAGCCCGTCTGCGCCTGTGCGGTGTTGTTGTCCTGATCGACATACGTCAGCGTCATCTGCCCCGCCGCCGAGGACGCCGTGGTCAGCAGCATGGACGCCTGCACACCGCGAGCATTGGTCATGCGGGTATCGCCCGAGCCCGTCCACGTCGGGTGGTTGGACAGGGCGGACGGCGTGGTGACCACGACCAGGGACGGGTAGATGTGGATGATATCCGTGAGCAGGACCATGCCCGGGACCACGGTCGTGCCGGGGGTGTAGACCGTCATCGAGGTCAGGTGCCGGGTGGCGGGGGACACGTCCGCGCCAATGGGGATCGAGCCCGTGGTGGCCGAGGACATGACGATGCCCGTGCCGGCCGTGCCGGTCAGGGTCATGGCGCCGCCCGTGCCGGCCTGCGACAGACACTCGTGCCAGCGGCCAGCCGCCGAGGTGGCCGAGGTCTGGATGGTGCGGTTCGCCGTGATGCCGGCCCGCTGGCCGGACGTGATGGCGTTGATGTAGGCGTCGTAGGTGGCAAAACCCATGTCAGTCCTCCTGCACCGTGATCGCGTTGATCGCGAAGCGCGGGGCAATGTTTGTGCTGATCGCCAGCGAGGACGACAGCGCGCCCTTGTACAGAATCTTCGACGTGCTTGAGGACGCCACGCCGATGCTCGCGTGGGTCGCCGTCTCGGACCCGCTGGTGCAGGTCGGGAACAGCACCTCGGCGGTGTTTTGCGCCTGATTGTTCGACACCGTGAAGCCACCGGCATTGCGGTTGACCGCCACCCGCGCATAGCCGCCGTGGGCGCACTCGTTCGTGGTCTGATCGCCCGCCTCGCCGGGGTCGGCGGTGTGCAGCGCGACGTAATACGTCGTGCCGTACCCCGACAGCGCCGTGTTGTTGAACATGAACAACAACAGCTCGTTCTCGAAAGTGTTTGACTTGCTCACTACCAGCCTCCCGGCATATAGCCATTACCGCCGCCACCGCCCCCACCGCTTGAAGCGATGGTCAGGGTGTTGGCGCCGTCGTTGTAGGTCAGGGTTACATTCGCGCCCGCCACCAGCAGGGCGGCCACGCGGTCGTCTACGAGTTCGTTCAGCAGCGATTCCTGCACATAGCCCGGGTGCGGGTCCGCTGCGGCTTCGTGGACCGAAACCTCAGTAGGCGCTGCCTGCGCCGCCCAGATGACTTCCTGGGTGGCGTTGCGCCGCGTCCGCCGGATTTGGTCGCGCAGGTTCACTTGCCGAGAATCCACTTGAGCGCCGTCGGCACCACGCTGCCAATCGCCCCCGCGATGAACATGATTCCCCACAGCGCGCCACGCCCCCGGTTGAGCGTGTCCGTGAGTTCCTTCGTGGTCTGCTGTAGCGCCTGCGCCTGCTGGGTCAGGGCGGCCACGGTCACGGCCAACTGCGCGTGGGACACCTTGAGGGCCACCACGTCGCGGTCGAGTTCGCGGATGAGGGTGTCGTCGGTCATGCTCAGACTCGGATCGGGTTGTGCGCTAGATCAAGTGTCTCAGGTACGGCCAGACAATCTCGGCCATTCGGGCAGAGCCCTCGGACGTGGGGTGTACGTCGCCGTCCACGGACGCCGTGCGCTTCGTCGCCGTCGAGTTATCCGGGTGCGAGCCGATGCCATAGCGCGCCACGCCAGTCCCGCCGGGCGCCCACGCGGCCCACGTCGGGATGAACTGCACCGTCACCGGCTGCGCCGACGCGTTATTCACCGTCAGCGACAAGGTGTTGAACTTGGCAATCTGCCGGTTGACTTCGGTGTAGTGCGCCGCCGTGTTGTTGGTCCGGTACGTCTCCGGCGTAAAGAACGTGTGGAACCAGAACACGCGGGTCAGGTTCGTGCAGCCGGCGATAAGCGGCGTGAGGTACGTCGTGATATCGGCCACGATGTCCTCGGTGGTGTCTGCGAGGTTCACGTCGTTGACCGACCCGAAGCACACCAGCACGTTCGGGTTGTGCGCGATGACCGCCGCCCGCTGGCCCACGGTGCCAAACTGCGTGCCCACGTCCGACCGCCAGCCGCGCCCCGAATACCCGGCGTTGTAGATCGTGAACCACTTGCGCTGGCGGTTCCGCAGGTAGGCAAACGACTGCAACCACCAGCCCCAGTTGCCGTTGCCCCAGCCCTGATTAATCCGCGCCAGACGGGTAGCGTTGATGGCGAGGTCGGACTGCTGCGCGTCGAACTGCGCCACGGTGTCAGAGGAAACCGACGCCCGATCAGTCGCACGCTGCACGAACGAGTCGCCGAGGAACGCCACCTTGGTGCTGGAAGTGGTCGGCGCCATGCTCATCGTCGAGATCTGCAACCGGCGGATGGCGTAGTCGCCCCACCAGCGCGAGGCCACATCGCCGCCGCCGCATAGCTCAATGCGCTTGAGCCGGTCGGCAGACGTACCGGATGTCGTCTGCGAACTCAGCACCAAGCCATCAACGATCAGGTATTCGGTCGTCCCGCTCCACGTCAGGATGACGGTGGCGTATTGCGGGTCGAGGAACGAGGGGACGTAATCAGCCACCCGGTCCATGCTGACCGCGCCGGCACGGTCGTCCGTCCACGCAAACGTCGTCGCCGTGGCGGATAAGTTCAGGTAGAGAATCCGCTCCTCGGTGAAGCCCGTGCGCTCGTTGCTGTAGAACAGGAACGGCGTATTGGACGTGGCCGTGCGCGGCGTCGGGTAGCCGCCGCCGGGGTTGTAGAGGCCCAAGTCCTCGAAGTCGGCGGCGTCCTTGCTGGCGTCGTTGTAGACCAACGCCGAGCGTTCAACCTCGATAATGATCGACCCCGACGACTGCAACGCCGTAGACAGGGAATCGCTTTCCAGCCGCAGGCCGCCGGTTGCCGTGTGAAACCCCCGCGTGTCGTAGGTGTGCCCCGTCCCGCGCTGCGTCCAGCCCGTCAGGATTCCCGAGTTAAGGCCGTTGCGGAAATCGACGTTCTCAAGCAGCGTCGAGTCGCCCGCCGGCAGGAACGGCGAGAACACGTCTACGGCGGCGTTCCCGACGCCAAGGCCAACGCCGAGATTCAGACCCAGACCGACGTGCATAGCACCACCCACCCAATCGGAACCGCGATCCGCACCCACTTCGGCGGCAACTCGGACTCCCACAGGGGGGGGCCCGAGCGCGGCCCGTGGTCTTCATCGAACTTCTCGATCACATCCAGCAGCTTGTCCCAGAACCAGCCGCTGCGATGATCCTGGGCGTGCCGGCTGATCGTCTCGACCTGGCCCGCCAGCAGAATGACGTTCGCCCCGTAGTCGATCAGGTACAGCCAGAAGAACCACCACAGAGACCAGCCCGGCTTCAGCCGCACCTCGCGCAGCTTCAGGAGGCCGGCACCGAACAGGTAGAGATTGCGGAAGTAGCTATCCATCAGGGCACCCGGAATGCGTACGCAGGCGTGTCATGGCGCGTGGCCGCGACGATCAGTTCCCCGTCGTCGTAGGCGAACAGCCGCGCCTTGCTGTAGATGCCCGACGTGGTGATGTGCTGCGACGGGATCACCGACTGCGAAGCGTTGGAAATCGTCTGCCACGACCACGTTCCCGTGCTCCAGGCATCCGGGCCCGCGGTCGGCTGGCGAAGCTCAAACACCAGCGACCGCCCGAAGCCGGCAGGGAACGAGAACCCCGGCGTGGTCGGGTCCGGCTGCCGGTTGTCGTAGTAGAGGATCGAGTTCCGCCGCGCCGACCACATCAGCGAGGCCGAGCGATGCACGACGACCGGCGGCACGCCGCCGATGGTCAGCGTGATGCGCACGGTTGGCTCGCCGCCGACAATCCGCACCGCCCGCAGCGCGAAGGTGCTGCCGTAGGAGCCGTAGACGATCAGGTCTTGATCTGGGTCCGTCGGGTGGCGCAGGAACACCGCGTCGGATTCCGTGCCGCCGTTGTCCGTGAACGGGTACCGGGTGATCGTCCCGTAGGTGCCGTCGCCGTTGTTCGTCGTCAGGTTGGAGTACTTGACGATCTCCCGCACCGGCTCCGACGTGTCGCACGTCATGACCCAGATGCAGCCCCTGCGCGAGTCCCACACCGCCCGGCCACCGGACCGGTGCAGCGTGTTGAGCGGGTGCGGGACGCCGCGCCGCCACGCCGCCGCGGCCAGGTTGTAGATGTGCCACGTCCCCAGCGTCGAGTCCCGCGTCGAGGCGGTGTAGCTCGACACGCCCTTCGTGACGATGAACTGCTCGTTGACCGGATCGACAATCGGGTAGAAGTAGGTGTGCGCCGGGACCGGCGAGCCGTCGGGGTAGATGCCCTGCGGGTACGTCCCCGCCCCGCCGCCGTTGAACGGCCCGCCGTAGGGCGCGGCCACGCGCACCCAGGCGCGAGTGGCGATGTCCACGCCATACACAGCGTTGCTGAAGCCAGGGGCGCGGTGCCCGCCGCCGTGAACCAGCAGCGCGCCGTCGGGGTACGCCGTCGAGCCCGGCGGCACCGCCCCGCCGCCGTTCCAGCTTTCCAGGCTGTCCTTGATGTCGGCCGTCGTTGACCCGCTGGTGACCGTGTACGCCACCGCGGTCAGGTTGTTCGTGGTCGCCGTCGTCCACGCGCCAGCGGCAGGCGCCCACGCGGGCAGGGTCGTGGACACCGACACCACGGGGACCACGCGGGCCGAGATCGCCGGACTTACCTTGCCAGTCGCCATTACGTCGGCTCCGGTGAGGCTTCGTGGCCGGGGAAGCCTCTCCATGAGGTTGACAGGATCACCTCGGCAATCCACACCTTCATCGTCGGCCGGTAGCCGGGTTCCGGCGGGGAATTGGTCGAGTAGTTCATGAACGAGAACAGGTTGTAGCCGTTCAGCGAGCCGCCTAACGTCGTCTTGGTCGGCGAACCGTTGCCGGTCAGGGGAACACCCAGCGACCAGATAAGTTTTGGCGTGTCGCCACGGTGCGCGGCGTACAGTTTCGCCACGTCGCCGCCGGCAGAAGGAACGGCCGAAACGTAGAACTCTAGGCACAGCCAGTCGTCAATCAAGTACTCAGGAACGCCCGACGCCAGCGCATTCGGATGGGGGTGGCTGAATCCACGGGCGTCAACGTAGTTGTCGGCGGCATTCGTCCCAACGTATGAGATTGGGTTGAGAATTGCCCGGAGATAGCGGGACGGGCCGTAGCGCGTCACTTGATCGAGGTTTGTCGCCTCGCTGCCGCCGTTGTCGATGGCGGGGCAATAGAACCAATCGTTTGCCTTGCCCCCGCTTCCGCCGATGTTCCTTTCGACTCCTCCGCTGCCGTCCGTAAACACCCCGGGGAATCCGAGGTATCGCGGGTTGTAAAGGGCGATCTGACCGCCGCCAGTCTGGTCACTCTGGTTGAGCGTCAGCAACTTCGGGCCGCTATCAATGGCCTGCCGCACCCAATCGCGGGCGGCGCGATTCAGAGCGACGTGAAACTGTAGATAGAAGTTATTGATGCGCCCTGGCGGTCGGAACGACCAATTGCCGCCGTTTTCGTCGGCAGCGTCATACGTCCGAATTTCTAGGCACTTGCCTCCCGACAGCGTGGCGGGGCCGCCGCCACCCGTATAAAGGAGATACTCGCCATCAGTAGCGCCACGCGGCGGCTGCGCAGCAATGCGGCCAGCCGCCGACAGTTCCGCGCTGCTGGCGTACTGGCTAAAGTTGTTGGCGTAGATCGCTCCGGCCGAGCGGGTGGCCCACGAAGCGTTCGCGCCGGCCGTTCCTTCCGTGCCAGAGCCCACGGCCGAGATCGTCGGGACAACGTGCAGGTTGGTAATGGCCCCTGTGGTAGACCCTGCCGCAATCTGTAGCTGCGTGCTGCTGACGATGCTGCCCGACGTGCCCGAGGGGTAGGCTGCGGTTACGGCCCCGCCCGTCTCGTTCGTCGTGGAAATCGCAAGGCTGTCCAGCTTGAAGCCGGACGGCGGGACGTAGTACGGGGCAAGGTCGGTTGCCAGCGTCGTGCTGGCCGACACGTCAATGGCCGGCAGCGGCAGCCACGTCCCGAGGTCCGAGGCCACGGCCGTGGTCGTCGCGATCTCGGTGTCCTCGGCGCTCACGTTGCCGGCGTTGTCCACGGCCTGAATGCCGTAGGTGTAGGCCGTTCCGGCGGCGAGGCCGGTGTCGGTGTACGTCAGGACGCCAAAGGGGACGTTGGCAATGGAAACGGTGTTCCGCGTCAGCCGGTATTCCCGAACCCCCGAGGCCGCATCGGTCGAGGCCGTCCAGTCGAGGCGGATCGAACCCGTCCCCGTGGTCGTCGCGCTCAGGGTCGGCACCGAGGGGGCGGTAGTATCGGGCGGCGTTAGTACTCTGGCGAAGCTGTCGAGGGCGGCCGTGGTGCTGGTCCCGTTCACCCGCGAGGCGAACACGAAGCCGACCAGGGGCACGCCGTTGAACGTCAGGCTGGTTGTCCCCCGCACCGTCCACGTCACGCCGTCCGGCGAGGTCGAAGCGGTGATGGCCCCCGAGGCGTACTCCAGACGCAGCCAGATGGCCGGAGTGACGCTGATGGCCTCCCCCACTGCGTTGGCATTGGCCGTGGTCCGCGTGCGCAGGGAAGCCCCGTCAGCGGCCACGGTGAAGGACACCATGGGGGAACCGGCAGCGATGCCCTCGCGGATCGCGATGCCACCGTGGGGGTTGCCCCCGAACAGCGAGGCCACCCGACCGGTGATGCTGAAATTGTCGTCGGCCGGGGCTGGGGTATAGGCAAAGCCCCCCGAGTCGGCAGTCCCACCGATGCCCGTACCGCCGACGTTGCCGGCGAACTCGCCCGTCAGCAGGCTGGAAAAGCTCGCCGTGGCCGCAGGCGTGGCAGTACCAAGGGTCGTCAGCAGGAAGGACGGGGTCACAACCGGCGTGGTAAACGTCGTGCCCACGGTCTGCGAGGCGTTGCCAGCGAGGTCCACGGCCGTGACGGTGATGACGTATTCAGTCCCTTCCGCCAAGCCATCGCCCGGCCCAAGGTCGAAGGTGAAAGCGTCGAACGCGAAGGCGGCGGGGTCCAGCGTGCGGTTGAACTGGTCGTTAAGGCTGACCGTGTACCGATCCAGCCCGCCGGCGTCGAAGGACGCGCCGACGGTCACAAACACCTTGAACGACCCGCCGAACGCCACCGGCAGGGCCGTAATGGTCGGGTCGGTCGGGGCGACGGTATCGCCCGGGGTGGGGTCAGGGTCCGGCAGGGGCGCAACCGGGGTGGTCACGCCGATCTCGTTGGAAAACGCTACCTCGTTGTTGGACCCGTCCAGCTCAACGATGCTGTAGTTGTACGCGGTATTGGCAAGGACGGTGGTGTCGGTGTAGGTGTTGCCCGTCACCGTCGCCAGCAGGCCGGCGCTAGAAGGCGTCCAGCGGTAGATGCGGAACCGCCCCCCGGTGGTGCCTTCCCACGTCAGGGCGACGCTGTTGAAGGTCGCCGCGCCCAGGAACGCCCGGAAGTCGGTCCCGACGACGGCGGGGACAAACGCGAACTGGCGCCCGAGCCGACCGACCGGGCGGACCATTACGCCAGCGCCGCCATGTTGGAAAACACTGCGGTTCCACCAGCCCCCGGGGTCGTGCAGACCACGCCAGGGATGCCCGCAGCAGCGGGATCGGTGTACCAGATCGTGTCACCGTCGGCGAACGTCTGCGTGGTGTCGGCGGTCAGTGTTCCGGCCGCCGCCGTGGTCATGCGCAGGACGATGTTCCCGCCCACTACCTGCCCCGAACACATCGGGGACTGCACGATGCGGCCGGAATAGATGTCCTCCCACACGTCGCCGGGGCAGAGGAACATCGAGTCCACGAGGATATAGTCGTTCGTGGCCGTGTTGTTGCTGCTCCGGTTCAGCCACACCTCGGTGCGGATTTCCGTGGCCGAGGCCGGGATCGTGGCCGTGCAATGCAGGAAGTTCCAGCCCGCCCGCAGGGCATAACCGGAGGTCGATTCCCCGATGACCGTGCCCGCCGCATTGCGGACTGTCACGGCCGGATAAATCGTGTTGCTGTCCGCCGTTTCCTCGCCCTTGATGTCCGTCTCGTTCGGGCACCAGACCCACGCGGCGAAGGTAATCCGCTGTTCGGCGAGGACCGCCACCCACGGGTCGTTCCAGTAGAACTCGACGCGCTGCGACTGCCCGCCCGTGCTGGCGTTGACCTTGAGGCTGCCCCGCCCCGTCCGGTACGTCGTCGTGTCCTCGGACAGCGCGATACCGCCCGTGGAAGCGGCGGCGGTGAGGTTGTAGCAGCCGAACCGCAGGCCGTGCATAAAGGGGTTCGGCAGCAGGTTCTCGACCGGCCGCTGGAAGTCGCGGCGGTTGTTGGTGACCCCCGTCGACGCCTGAGAGACGAACGGATACCCGAACGTCTGCGCGGGCGCTTCCACCTCATGCCGGCGGGTGTTGGTCGTCGTCGAGTACGTCCGCCGGCTCGTGCTGTTGTTCTGGAACTCGGCGCGGATGCGGTAACGGTTCACCCGGTCAAGGGCAATCGGCGCAACCCCTGCGCCGGCGTTGTCGATGGTGCCGCCGTCGATGTAGAACCCGCGCACCTGAGTCGTCGCGCCCACGCTGATCCACGGCACCGTGCGGGCGGTGTCCTGCTCGGTGCGCAGGTAGTCGATGATGACTTCCTCGCACTCGTCAATGGTGGACGCGGCGTTGCCCACGCTGCCCTCCATCGACAGCGAGAGGAATTGCGTGCTGTTGGACTTGGTAAGGACGAAATCCTTGAGGCAGTTCTCAAAGACCAGATCAAGCAGGCCGTCGTTCAGGTAGCTGCCCCGCAGACCTACGGCGCACCCGTCGATGTGGATGCCGTACAGCCGGTTAATCCACCCCTTGAGGTCAAGGCCGATGGCGCAGCCGTAGATGTAGACGTTTCGCAGCATCGACCGCTTGACGGCGTATTCCGTCAGGGTCGTGTTAGTCGGATCGCCCAGCTTCAGCGCCGTGCAGTTCCGGGCCGTCGAGGCGCCGGCAACACCACCGGCACGAATGGCGATGTTCTCGATGTGGAAGCCGTCATCGCCCGCGAGGTTCGACAGCACCAGGGCCGCCGAGCCGTCGGTCATCTGCGGGTCCAGCCACGCCCCGGTGTTGCTGTTGCGCCCCCACGCGGGACCGATCAGCGGCACGCCCGCATTCAGGGCCACGGACGTGCTCAGCCGCCAGCGGCCTTCGGGGATGTAGACCGGCCAGTACCCGACGGATACGGCCTGCGCAATCGCCGCCGTGAGGATGGCCGAGCAATCCGAAACCCCCGCGGGATCGGCCTGCGCCCAGTCCCACAGCGACACCATCCGCTGCGCCTTGGAAACGTGGTCAACCTTCACTGCGCCACCCCGTACAGAACCGCCGCTTCGGTGATCTCCCATCGCCCGCCGTCCCACTGAAGGACGATCCACCCGCGACTGCGCAGGACGCAGACACCGCCAGCGGCGCCGTTGGCAATCCGCTCGGAACCATTGGGATCAACCGTCACCGTGTAGGCGTCGGAATCGCAGTGGATGACGTAGAACAGGTCCGAGGCGCCCGCAGGCAGCGTATAAACGATGTTCGACGCCTGACCCGTGGACTTGATGACCTTGCCCGAGTCGCCCGTGGAGAGCGTCGTGCTGGTCGCGTAGGTCGCCGTCTGATACGGCGCGTTCTGGATTTCGTTGATGGTCGTGAAGAACGTCGTGACCCCACCCTTGCCGGCGTTGGTCTGGATCAACACCACGTCATCGGCAGCCAAAACTCGGGTCGTCGGCAGGCCGAGGAACGAACCGGAACCCGAACCGGGGGACTGGTAGTCCAAGGCCCCCGCAGCGGTGAAGCCCAGCAGCTTGCTCGCGCGGGCGGCCACCGAGCCCAGCGTCCCGACAGCCGACGTTTCCCCGTCCCCGAACTTGACGCAGCGGTTAAGCTGGTCCTGCAAGTCCTGAACCTGACGGGTCAGGCGATCCACAGCGGTTTCCACGGACTCGGCCGGAAAGGCGTCGTTGCGTCTCAGGTCGAGAACCTGCGACTGCGCCGTGCGACGGAAGATTTGCAGCGTCGTCCCCGAAGCTGGGGCAGCCACGCAGGTCAGGGTGCCCGAAGCCCCGCCGCCACCCGTCACCGAGTAGTCGGGGCCAAGCGCAAGCGTGGTGGGCACGTTCGCCGTCGTCGTGACGGCCACCAGATCGGCGGCGTCCTGGAACGTGAACGGGACAGCGAAAGCGACGGTCGTGCCGTCACCCGCATAGGAAACCCGAGGCGTGACAGCAGAGACCGTCATGACGCCCGAGAATCGCCGTGACCGGCGGCCGTGGCAACGCGCAGTTTCATGCCCCGAGACTCGCCGCTGGGGCGAGGGGGAGCAAGTGGATTATTGCGCGGCTTCTTCCTCTAGATCGTTGATGAGCCGGCGCACATAAAAGACGTTCTGGAACGGCATCAGCCGACGGATTTTGTGGATGTCCTTTTCGTCAAGGTCACCTTCCGCAATGCGTACCGGCCAACGGTCCTTGTAGGCGTCCGAGAACACGCCCGCCGACGGCCCCAGCAGGGTTTCCAGCGGCTCGCGGTCGGACCAGCGGGACAGGTCATCGGCCCCGAACTGCCACAGGGCCGGGAAAAGAATCTCGCCGCCCCACGCCAGCATTCCCGACTTGTCCACGACCTCTTTGGCAAAGGCCGTGGGGTCGTCCGTGATGGGCTGGTCGGCGGCAAGCTGCTTGAGGACGTAGATCAACGAGGACGTGCCGAACAGTGCCACCCACCCCGACAGCATCCGCATATCGCCCATGCTGGCGTGCTGCAACATGGGGATCAGCAGCCGCGATGTGGCGGACATCTGAAAGGACTTGAATTGCAGCAAGACCTTGCCCCACTCGGATGAGTACAGCAGCGGGGTTTCGCCCGTCCCGACCGTCTGCACGGCGGTGTCTACTTCACGCAGCACGGCGGACTCAAAGGTCTGCGCGAGCGCCTGGTCGTCCCACTCGTCGGAATTGGCGAACCGCAATCCGCCCTCGTCAACGCCCTTGGCGCGGTACTGGTCGGCCACCCGGCGCAGGCCGTCGGCATCCAGCCCCAGCGAGGCCATGCGGGCCTGCTGCACCTTGGTCAGCGGCTTGCCCTCGGCGGACTTCAGGGCCAGCCCAAGGATGTCGTCCTGCGACATCACCGACGACCACGACTTCATCACCGTATTCCACGGCGTTTGCAGGGTCGCCATGCCGAAGGCGTCCGACACCTGCCGCATGACCCGCTGTTCAACGAAGGTCGAAGCCACGTCGGCGTCGCCGTGCATGAGCGCGCGCCCGCTCATCACCATTTCCAGTCCGGCCGCCATTTTTCTGGCGCTGGTGCGGGCAAGGTTCAGGGCCTTGACGTTGGTCGCCAGCTTGACAGCAGAGGCCGCCATTTTGGGCATCCCGTAGGTGCCAAGCATTCGCGCGGTATCGTTCATGCTTGACACCACCTGCCCACCCAGCAGCCGCGAATAGTTGTAGGCGCGGGCGAACCGGCCGGCACGCACGAAGAAGCTGGCCGGGTCTTTCGGGCTGCCGTAGATGCCGTACAGCCGGTCCCGCATGGCCGCCACGTCGGTCAGGTCGGCTTCCTCGCGGTCAGCCAGCCGGCGCATTTCCTTGGGGCTGCTGGCCCGCTCTTTCAGGATGGCATAGTCGTCCTTGATCTTGTCCATCACGGACTTTAGGTCTTTGTCCCCAAACCGCTCGACAATCTCGACCTGGGGGGCGATGGACCGCAGGTAAGCCTGCGACAGCGCGTCGATGTCGTTGACGAGGTACGGTTCCAAAACCTCGTCCGGCAGCTTCAGGGTGCGTTCCTTGAACCGCCCCGAGGTCGGCACGAGGTCAAGGTCGAGCGTCCCCCGCTCGGACCCCGTGATGTTCCGCGTCACCGCATAGGCAGCCGTAGCCGCTTCGCCGGGCTCGGCCCCCTGCTCCTGAAACGACCGCTTCAGCAGTTCGATCCACTGCGGCATTTCCGCCTTGATCTTGGCGACGTTGTACTGCCGCATCAGGTACGACTCGGCGCCCGTGACCCCGACATCCTCAGGCAGCAACCCAAGGCGGGACGCCCGCTGCTTGTAGGGCTCGTACACGAACCGCCGATAAGCGCCCGCCGAAGCAGTCACTTCGGGGATGTCGCTCACGTCGCCCCGGCGCATGGTGAACGCCACTTGCCGGTCGAACTCGGCGCGGGTCAGCGGGTCATTCCCTTCTGCCCGAACGCGGGCGCGGTACTCGCCATACGCCTGCCGCTTGGCGCGGTATGCCTGCCACCAGCCGCCCATGCTGCGCTTCAGGCGGGTTTCCACGGCCTCGGGCGTCGCCACCCCGCGCAGGTTCTTGTTCAGAAGGAACGGGGTTTCTAGTAGCTCCTGCGCGGCCTGCCGGACGGGATTGGACGGGCTGGTAAGCATCCGCAGGTTGGGGCTGATCTTGCCCAAGGTCTGCGCGACCGTCTCGCCGCCACGGGCAATGGTGTTGTCCGCCAGCGTGGACATATCCACGGCGGCAGCGCCAACCGTCGAGGCGTCTGGCGGGCGCATATCGGCCCGCACCGTCCGCTCGACGGCAGCCAGTTCCTCGGCCGGCACCCGCCCCTTGATCGCCGCGCCGAGAACGCCCGACAGCAGGGCCGCCGCGCCGACGTTCAGGGCGCCTTCCTCGGCCGTCCGCAAGTCCTGGGTGGCCTGCAACGCAAGCTCGATGGGGATTTCCGTGGCGGCACCGATGCCCGCCGCCCGACCCATCGTCGCTAGCCGTTCGGCCGTCTTGGCCTCGCCCACGCCGGGGATTGCCATGAGCGCCAGGAACACGGGGTCGGTGACGGCAGCGGCCATCGACGCGGCAAAGCCGGTCATGCCGGACGCCTCGATGGTCCGGCGGTCGGCCGCCTCCGCATCCAGCCGCTGCTTGATCCGCGCCACCTGCGCCGGACTGGTCGCCTCGGTGAAGCGGTCGGCGTACTGGGCATACGGCGTTTCGCGGATGGCTTCCAACGGATCGAAGCCCACCGTGGGGTCGTCAATCCCCGCGCTTTGCAGGTACGCCATCGTGGACGACACGATGTTGTTCTGGCGAAACGCCGCTGCAGCAATCGCCATCCCGCCGGGCTCGCGCTCGGGGGCCGGCTCCGGCGTGGGCGTGCGGCCCGCGACAAACGGGTCGGCAAAGTCGCTGGCAGGGACGATGGGCATTACTGTTGCCGCAGGTTGCCGACGCGAGACTCGATGCGCTCGGCGCGGTCGGACGCCTCGGCAATCCGGCGGCGGCGCTCGCTCTCAACACGGGCCGCCGCCACGGCCGCGTCGCGCTTGGCCTGCACCTCGCCCTCAAGCTGCGCGGCACTCGGCAGCGCCCAGCGGTCGGGCATGATCTGGATTTCACCCGTCTGCGGGTCCACGGCGGCAATCGCCCACGACACCGGCAGCGGCGTACCGTCACGCCGGAAGCCGCGCCGCTCGGTCAGGGCGTCGGCAATCAGCCGCGTCTGCTGGCCGGGGTAGGCTTGTTCAAGGTCGGCCCGGACGCGGCTCGGGTCGATGCCGAAGATTTCCGGCGCATAGCGCATGGCCTCGGGCCTGCCGTTGACGGTCGAGCGCCCCCACCGGGTTTTCAGGTCGGCATAAGCCAGCCGTTGCGCGGTTTCCATATCCCCGCCGGAGGTCGCGAAATACTGCCGCGCCAGCGCCTCAAAGTCGGCCGCCATCGCCGGGGGCGGGTCGGGCGAGAACGAGAACACCGACGGGTCAAAGGTGTCGTCGGACGACATCAGGCCGTTAAGTGCCTTGCTCGGCTCCTTGAGCGCCCGGTTGAACTGCTCGCGATAAACTTCCTTCTGCTGCGGCGGCGTCTGATAGACGTTTTTCCGCACCGTCTCCACGGCCGTCTGCGGGTCGGCGCCGGCATCCACCATGCCCGCCACCTGTAGCGCAAAGGACTTGGTATCGGCGTCGAGGTATTCCAGCACCAGCGGGTTCTTGGCCTGCACGGTGCTGACCCAATCCGCCGACTGCGCCGCCACCTGCGGGTCACCACCAAGGGCCGACACGCGCAGCCAGGACTGCACCTCGCCAGGGACCACGCCCGTCCGCGACGACAGGTCGGCCGCCAAGGCGGACCACGCCTCACCACCCTTGGGCAGCCCCTTGGACGATTCCGCGAAGGTCGAATCCACGAACTTGCGGGCCACCGGGTCTTTCGGGTCCAGCGTGCCACCGGCCGTCAGCAGGCTGCGCAACGCCGCCGCCTCGGCCCCCTGCGCTGCCGCCTGCTCGCGCGCCCGCGCGGCCTGTCCGACCTTTTCCAGATACCCGGCTTCCGACATCGCCCCGAGGTTGTACAGCCGGCGGGCCTCGCCCTCCACGTCACCGGCTGCCCCCGTAGCAATCCGCCGCTCAAGGCCAGCCAGCGCGTCAATGTTCTGGCGCCGCCGCTCCTCTTGCAGCAGGTTGACGCGCTCGCGCACCTTGGACCGCACCTCGTAGGACATTTCCGGCGGCAGGTTTTCAGCATCCAGACCGGCAAGGGCCTGGTCGCCCATCGCGAAGCTGCGTTCGTAGGCAGCCACGATCTGATTGGCCGCGCCGTCCACCACGGCACCTTCCGCCGCTTTGGCAATCGCCGCCTTGGCGGTGTCGTCCATTGCCCGGAAGATCGGGTGATTGGGGTCGTTCAGGGCGGCCAGCGTCCCGCGCGGGTTTTGGGCCGCTGAGGCAGCCCCGGCCGAAAACAGGATTGACGCGCTGGCCTCGGCCTTCTTCTCGGCCGCCGCCTCCGGGCCGATCATCGACGCGTCAATGGCGTCGTACCGCTCCGCGATCAGTTCAAACGTCCGGTCAGGGAACCGGCCCGCATAGTCAGCCGCCGCGCTGTTGCCCGTGTCCACCAGCGACGTGCGGTGCCGCAGCCCTTCCTCGGCCTCAAACCGCTTGGCGCGGGAAAACACTTCCTCGCGGTACTGGCCGACCTTCTGCTGCAAGTAAGCCCGAGCCGTCTCGTTCGGGGCGCGCTTGACCAGTTCGGTGGCGGCAGTCTCAAAGTCCTTGTCGAACCGCGCCGCGAAGTCGGGGGCGCCGTTCTTTTCCGCCAGCGCCCGATTGCTCAGGGCATCTTCCTGGGCGCGCCGGAACTCGGGGAATGCCGTAGTGGCAAACGCCGCCGCATCCGCATCGAGCTTCCGCGCCCACGCGTCCGTCGCCCGCTGGATCGAGGCGCCGGCAATGGCGAGATCCCGCGTCAGGTCCGGCTGCTGCGGGATCGCCTGTGTTCCACGGGGAACAGTCTGCTGCGTGTAGACGGGAATCTGCGGCATTACTGCACCTTCATCCGCGACTGGTAGGCTTTCGCCTCGCCCACCCCGCCAACCGCCGTGGCCCCTGCCGACACCAGCCCGAGAATGGCCGAAGCCGTCGCCGCCTTCTTGGTGGCGCGGGCCTGCTGCTTCATGGCCGAGGCGCGGCTGTAGCCCTCGTACCGGATGTTCAGCGCGTCAAGCTCGGCGTCGATGGCGGACTGCCGGTACACGTCAGCCGTAGAGCCACCAACCACACCGGACTGCGCCTGCGCGGCCTGCATATTCGCGAGGGCCTGCGTGGACTGCCGGCGCTGGGCCTGCTCGGCCGCCCCGGTTTCCGCAAGGGTCTGGTTCGCCCGCGCATTGAGGTTCTTGGCGTCGCCCCGGCCCTGGAAATAGGTGCCGACGGCGCCAATGCCCTGTGCACCAGCACTGACCGCAGACCCGACCATCATCAGCGTGACTGGATCAGCCATACCGCACGAACAGCCCGTGAAGGCTGCCTCCCAAGTTTTCCTGTTCGCCCGTCGGCTCAAAGCCCAGCAGTTCCAGCCAGCGCACCGCTTGGGGCCAGTCGAGGGCCGCATACGCCATGCAGTACGGGACCGCCGCAAGGGCCGCCTTGACGTACCTGTGCAGAGCAAGCATCGGCGCGTCCTCGGCCAGCCACGCCCACGCCACCGGGGCCGTTTCCGTGTACGCAATCCCCGCGCACGCCTTGGGACCGTCGTCGTCCAACGTGTAGGCAGGGCCGGAATCGATCAGCGCCATGGACCCGGCATCCAGCAGGGCCAGCGTCGCCCGCTGCCGCGTCTGCACCGGCAGGGCCGCGAGGTCGTTCCGGCGGAACTTCCTAACGATCACTGGTGTTCACCTGCGGGAACAGGCCCACGATGGTGGCCGGCAGGGGCTTGGACTGCTCGACGCAGATATAGCCGTCGGTGTCGAAGCCCCCGCGAAATTCCATGAGCTTGTCGCCCGTGTAAAGGGGGACGGGCTCGTCCATGAGGTCCGAAGGCTTTCTCAGCACCACCTCGTCCAGATTCGTGAACGTCGAGCCCAAGCGAATGCCGGCGGTGTCCTGCATCCGCACCACCACCTTGCTGATCCGCTTGACCTTGCCTTGGGCAACACCCTCAGCCGACCCCGCCTCCAGCCGCATGGGCCGAAGCTGGCCGGTGTACGGGATGCCCACATGGACTCGGGAAGCCGGGACGGGCAGCACCAAGGGCTCGGCCCCCGTCGCCTCGTAGGCCGAGCCGTCCAGCAGCAGGCCCACCGTTCGCCCCTGAAGGACCGGGGGGACTCCAGACACCTGCGTCACGGACAGCCGCCACGTCGTCGGAATGGCACTCGGGAAGGCCGCCAGGATCGTGGCCTGTACCTGAGTGGCCGACAGATAGGCCGTAATCTGCGCCTTGCACGAAACCCACGTCGATCCGCTCTGATAGCGGGCATGGATGAACCGCCCCACATCACCAACCGCAAACTTGCTTGACCCCGCCGTGAAGGTCGCCGTCGTCCCCACCGCCGCACTCACGGGCGAACTGTTGAGGGTCACGTTCTGCGTGCCGTCGTAGCTCACGGCTGCGTCCAGATAGATCGCCTCGTAAGGATCGGCGCCGGCCTCATGGCCCACCCCGATCCGCTCAATGGCCCGGCTCGTCCCCCGCAGCACCGACAGCCACACGTCGTCCCGCGTGCCGTCAGGAGACGGGATTACAGCCACGCTCTCGACGGTAAGGCCCGGGTGCTGGTGCCAGCCGATAACCTGCTGTCCGGGGTCATACGTCAGCCCTGTGAGGGCATCGCCCGACACCACCCACACCACACTGTCGGGCTCGGACTGGTAGGCCATGTCCACGATGTTGTCGGCCAAGTGTTCAGCCCGGACGCTCAGGTCCGAGGCGCCGTACTTGCCCGTATCCCGGATCGCGGTTTCCCTGAGCCCACCAGAGCGATGCACAAAGAACGTCGAATCCCCCACCTGCACGGGGGGAACTGCTCGCCCCCCTTCCCGCGACTGCGGCACCGCCTTGACGTTGGCGGGGCCGAAGGGGTCGGAATCGGTGATTTCGGACACCGCGAACTCGGTCGAGGCAGTCCCCACAAGCAGCGCATCCGCCGGGGCGATCCAGCGAATGGCGTTGTTGTCCGTCGAGGCGGGTTCCACGACCACCCCCGAAAGCGCCGTGGTCTCGCCAAACTCGTCGGGGGCGAAGCTGTCGAAGTCGTTTGACTGACTCATCCACACCCGCCGCAGGCCGGAAAACACCAGCCGGTCGCGCCACAGCGTCACGCGGGTCGGATATTCAGCATGGGCGCCCCACGCCCCCATCCGCCACCGCCAGGTCGCCTTGCCCGAGCCCACCACATCCGCCGGCAGGCGCGAGAGGACCGTGGCCGTCACCACCGTAGCCGACGTGAAGCCGGTGATCCGCACCACCCCATACCCGGAATGCAGATACCGCCACGTCCGGCCGGCGTTCGTGGTGCCGTCCAGTTCCTCGCCCGCCGTGTGGGTCGGGGGGACGGTGCCGTTGTTCGACCCGTAGGACGGGTTCACCGCCTCGTAGTAGTTCGCCCCGTAGCGGCAGAACGAGCCCACCGAGAACGTCGGGCTGGTCGGCGTCCACTGCTGCACGTCGGCCTCAATGGGCTCGATGCGAAACAGCGCCCCCACATGGTTGGCCGTGAACAGCGCCGCCGAGGCCGTCAGGGTCACGGTCCCGGTGGCCGCCGAGGCATACACCGTCAGGCTCTCGTCGTCGTTGAGATCCTCGTAGGGCCCGTCGTCCGGCCGGAACTCGGCCAGGGTCCAGCTTGTCGGCGCCGTCCGCGAGAGAGTCTGCGGGGGCTGCCCACCGCCAGCGAGATACACCACGTCGCCGATCTGCACCGAGGACAGGGCACAGGAACCGTCGGGGTTCACGAGGCTGGCCGTGGTGTACGGGGTCGCGATGCTGTAGCCGGCCGTTACCGCCCCGCCCGAGATATAGGCCCCCGAGAACGCCGCGAGAGTGCCAAACTCGGTCGGGGACACGACCACAACGCCATACGTCCCGTTCGCGAGGGGGATGCCCACCACCCCCGCAATGGTCACCGTCTGGCCCGTGGTCAACCCATGGGGCGCAGCGGTCGTGTAGCGGCAGAGCCCGAAGTCGTTAACGACGTTGGTGACCGTGGCGTTGACCTGCACCCGCCCGCGGTTGCTGAAAAAGCCCAGCCGGTCGTTGTTGAACTCAAGCACATACGCCTGCTCGTAGTTGAACTCAAACCGCTTGAGCCACGACTGCTGCGCCGAGGACAGGGCGGCATCCACATACACGGTCCCGGGGCGGTACACCGCCGGGCCCTGCACCGTGGGAATGAAGTTCTTGAGGTCCGCGCAGCCGTTCCCGTAGAAGTCGAGATCGACGCGGGCGTCCAGCAGTGGCGAGAGTTCCCCTGCGTTGAAGTTGGTGACGGCCGGACTGGCGCGAGGCATTACAGCCCCCGCGCTAGCAGCCAGGAATCGTCGGCCAGCGGCTGCGGCGGAAGCTGGATCGCATTAGCCCGCTTCGCCATCCGCAGCGCCATCTGGTAGTCAGCCATGGCCTGTTCACGTCTTGGGTTGCTGTCGGTCAGCGGGCCGGACAGTTCCACGGCAATCCGCCCGGCAAGACATTCCGCGAACTCGGGCGAGAACTCGCCCACCGTCGTGACCTTGCGGACGTACACGACCTTCAAGGGCGCGGCGTAGTTCGTGAGGATGTTCCGCCCCTCGATGGTCCAATCCTGCGAGTCCATGCTGGACCGGACTTCGGTCAGGTCTACACCGGGGGCATAGTCCCCGCACCACAGCAGGCGCAGGAAGTCGGCCGGCACCTGAAACGCCCGCGCATACCCGAAGGCAGGGGCCGTGGACAACGCGGGGAGGGTCGTCCGGGCGACCGAGAATCGCCAGGTGTGCAGCGTCAGTTCCAGGTCGCGCAGCCGGTCAAAGACCCGATTCGCCGCCCGCGCCTGCTTAACGTCGTCGGTCAGCGCCCCGATGGGCTCGACGCCCAGCTTGTCCAGCGCCGCATTGACGATCCCGACCGCATCCACTTAGGCACCGTCGGACGCAATGGCGCAGGCCACGCTTGCGCCGGACCCCACCGTGGTCAGCACCATCCGCACCGGCACGTTCGGGGGCAGCCTGAGGCCGTCCGCGAAGTTGGCCGAGAACGTCAGGTCCGTACCGTCCGGCCGCTTGACGGCGGCGAAGTTCGTCCCGTCCACGGCCGCCTGCACGGTCAGCGTCGCGCCGCCCCACGTCCCCGTGGCGCCGATGGCGATGACGCCGCCCACCTCGTTGCGCTGCGCCGGAATGAACGACGCCCCCGTGGGGGACGCCGTGGTCAGCGTGAACGTGTGCAGCTTGGCCATTAGTTCGTGACCGTCACGTCGGCCTGGATGCGCTGAAGGATCGCCTCAACGCCCTTGATGAGTTGGTAGCGGCTGACGGCGTTCTTGTCGAACGTAAGTTCGATCACTTCGCCGCTGGCGCTGCCACCCTTGGTGACGGCGTTGGCGGTTTCCTCGCCCAGCGCCACCGAGAGATAGGTGTCGATAGCCAAAGGATCACCTCCTAAGGTGAGGGAATCGGGGGGCCGAAGCCCCCCTATCCGTTAGAGCGTGTACAGCACGTCGATGCGGTAGTTCTGCCCACCGTTGAAGTCGGTGGTGATCGTCGCCGCGATGTCGTACTCGCGGTTGGGATCACTGGACAGACCCAGCGCCTGCCACAGCGGCTGGCTGCGCTCGGCGACGGTGTACTGACCGGACTCGTGGGTCACGTCCACGTTGCTGGTCGGGCCGTTCGTCATCACGAAGGCCGAGGCAAACAGGTCCGCATCCACGACCGCACCGCCATTGGCGGCGATCTGGTACACGCCCACGTCGATGGCACCACCCGTGGTGAAGTCGGCCGCCGACACCAGCACCTGCTGGATATAGGCGTTCGACGGCACCCGCGCACCACGCTGCACGCTGGTGGTCGAGTCGTCGGCCGCGACGGTGACGAAGCCACCCGCGTGACGAACCGTGCCACCCACGTTGCCGGCGTTGTTGAACGTCGCCGGGGTCGCGGTCGCGTTGGTGATGGTGTCCGAACTGCGATTAACAACTGCCATGGTCTACTCCTTAAGCCTCACGGCACCAGATGCGGACGACCTTCTCCTCGTCCAGACGGGTCGCACCAATGGTCAGCTTGGTGTAGACCTGCCAGGGGATCGAGCGAAGGTCGCGGCGCTTGGTGATGTCCACAGCGATGTCCGACCAGATGCCGAGGTGAACGCCCGACTTGACGAACAGCGGGACGCTGCGCGAGGTACCAGCCGCATCGTCCGTGCCGGTCGGGACCAGCTCGGTGTGGATGAAGTTGATGCCGAGGAACCGGGTCACCATGCCGTCCGCAAGCACCGGGCGCTCGCCCGGGTTGAAGTCCTGCGAGGTGATCTCGATCTCGTTCAGCAGCGCCTCGTGCTGGCTGGCCGTGATGGCGCAGTAGACCTGCTCGCGGGAGAGATCCACGTCGTTTGCCAGCAGCGTGCGCATACCGCGCTTCAGCTTGGCAACCGTCAGGTTCGACGTGGTAGCGCCCACCGACACGCCAACCACCTGCCCGTTCGGGAAGGTCGTCGAGGTGCCCGCCGTCTCGCCGGTCAGGTTGGTGCCGAACATGGCCGAGAGGATCACGTTGTCCTTGGCCCGGTTCAGCGCCGCCACGGCGTTCTGCGCGTACTTGGACTTGATGCCCTGGTCGAGAGCCAGCCGCAGGGAATCGAACGAGTCGATCCGCTGGGCAAGATCCCAATCCTCGGGCAGCACCCACCGACGCACGAAGGTCGCATCGGTCGCCGGCATCGGCTCGCCACGGGTGGTCACCTTGGAAGCGGTGATCGCCGCGATCTGCTCGACCGGCGACACCTGCTTGCCCATGTAGCCGGTGCCGACATCAACAGCGGGCTGGAGCCGGCTGTCGGTCTGCTGGAGCAGGAGTTCCACGTCGGACGCGAAACGCTGCACCTGCGCGTTGAGAATGTTGACGCTCATCTGAAAGCTCCGAAAACTGGTTGAGGGTTTCCGGCGGCTTATCCTTGCGGGGCCTGCCTTGCCCCTTTCGTGGGGCCAGTCGGCCTGCTTTCAGGCGGTCAGCCGGGGCGCGTAACCTTGTCGGCTAGCCCCGAGACAAACACCGCGCACTCACGCGTGCAAGTGGATTCTTACGCGGCTTGGAATTTCCCCGGGTACGCCTGCTCGTGCAGTTCGTTCCACATCCTGATGGCGTCGCGGTCGCCGGCCATGCGCTTCTGCGCAAAGTCGCGATCCGTCATCAGCGCGCGAATCTCGGCCTGCGCGACTTCCGGCGTGCGACCACCGGCAGGGCGCGTGCCCTCGGGCGACTTGTCCTCGGCGAACAGCGCGCCGACCTGGGACATAAACTTCATGAGCCCGGCCTGACCCATGCCCGCTTGGATCTTCTCCAGCGTTGCTTCGTCAACCCCCAGTCGCTGGGCGGCGCGCTTGGCAACGTCGAGGTTGGCGTCGTACTTGTCGCCCCACTCGGACTTGAGGGCGGCGGATTCCTGCTCCCACTGGTCGGCGAGCGCCTTCTGCTGGGCTTCCTGCTGGCTTGAGACGTAGCCGTCCCACTTGGACGCCAGCGCCTTGGCCTGCCGTGGGGTCAGCCCCGCCTCGTGCAGCCACGGGGCAGCGGCCTTGCCGAAGTCGGATTCCAGCCCGTAGCCCTCGGGCTTCTCGGGCCGGCCAAGCTTCTGGTACAGCCCGTTCCAGCCGTCGGCGTCGTTGTCGTCCTTCGGCAGGATCACGCCGCGACCGGCTTTCTCGGCCCCCACGAACCGCTCAAGGCTCTGGTAGGCGTTCACCACGTCGGCAGGGCCTTTCCACGCCTTGTTCGCCACGAACTCGTGGGTTTCGGCGGGCAGCGCCTCGGCGTACCACGGGGCGGCATTCGGGGTCGGGTCACTCATTGGCGGTCTCCAGTCGGGTCAGATAAGCGTCGTCCAGGTACAGGTGCCGGACGATCCGCAGGAACACCTCACGTCGCCCCTCGGCCAAGGCCGACGCCACGGGGTCCACGGTGCGCGTGAGGGGGGATACAACGGTCGTGGACTGGTTTGCCCGGCAGAAGCGGGCCAGGTCCTTCAACACCCGCTCGCCGGCCGCAGTCGGCTTACCCTCGGGCGTGAGGAAACAGTTCTGGTAGTCGGCCTTCCGGTGCAGCCGACGGTCGATGGCGTCGCGGAGGTTCAAGCGGCCTGCATATCCTTGGCGGCCTTCGCCACACCCGGCGCGAGTTCAGCGGCCTGCACCAAGGCTTGCTGCTGGGCCCGCTGCTCGCGCATCTGGTCGCGGGCATCCCGCGAACGCAGCATCTTGGCGGGAACCCCGTTGATCTCGGCCAGCCCCTTGAACATCTCGTCAAGGTCGTAGTTGTCCAGGATGCTCGGGTCGATCTGCGCGCCCTGCATCGCCACCTCAAGGGTGCGGACAATCGCCACGCCGTCCTCGGCCCGCTGGGCACGGGAAAGCGGGGATTCCATCTCAAGCTCGTAGGCGCCACCGGCCTCGGCAAGCTGCGGGGGCATCGGCGGCAGTTCCATGCGGGCCGCGAGGACATCAAGCTCGCGAGCCACAAGGCCGCCCAGGAACTCGGATTGCAGCCGGCCAATCGACGGGGCGAGTAGCTGCGACTTTTCGGCTGCCCGCTCCATGACCTCGGTGGCGGTCATGCGCGGGTTTTCCGCGAGGATCTGGAACAGGGTGATGTAAAACGACTCGTTGACCAGTTGCTGTTCCATCTGCAACAGGTCAACGCCGATGTCCGTCCGGGCCCCCGTCTGCAACGGCTGCACGACCGGAACCCCCTGCGGATTCACCGCCCCGTAGTTCATGGCCCCCGGGCGCAGGTCGAAGGCGCCGAGGATCCCGTCCCCATCGGGCGCCAGCAGCGGCGGGTCCACGATCTTCTGCGCGCCACGGAGGATGGTGCGCTTCATCTCGTTCAGCATCTTGAGCGTGGGCAGCGACCACATCGCGGGGCTGCGGCCGTACAACTCACCGGCTACCCCGATGTCCCGCATGACCGCATAGGGGAAGGTCCGGTAGCCGGATTCCCGAATCAGGGTCTTGGATTCCAGGCAGACGGTGTGAGCGACGTACTGGAACCCCCGGGCCGCCACCCACTTCTCGCGGTACTCACCCGCCGGCTTCACGCAATGCACGAGCGTGAACGGCTGGTCGGGCCGGCCCTTGCGCATGGCCTCCTCAGCCTGCTGGGGAACCGTCGCCCCCGCGAGGTTGCCGTAGAACAGCACGATCTGACGGGCGGTCAGCTTGAACTTGCGCAGCACGCCGTCCACCAGCCCCTGCGCGTTCTCGGTAAAGAACGTCTCGGACAGCGGCATGGTGCGATACCGGAGCCCGGTGGCGTCCTCGTCAATGAACAACGAGCCGTTGCCGAAGGCCCCGAAGCCCAGGCACGTCATGCCGATCTGCGTGCCAAACCCCGAATTGGTCGCGTACCGCTGCTTGAACAGCAGGCGGGTGACCTGATCGAAATACGCCTTGACCTCGTCGTCCTCGCCCAAGTTCGGGTCGCTGGCCTTGATCCGGTGGTAGGTCTTGCCGGCCGGCATCAGCAGGGACTCGACCAGCGCGGCGTACTTCCGCAGCGCCAGCATCCCCGTGCTATCCATCACCCGTTCGGTGCGCTGCTCGCCCGGCGAGGACTGGGTGATGAAGTTTCCTTCACCCGGCAGGATCAGTTCGGCCACGTCCTGCCAGAGCGACTGGAAGTTGTACCGCTCCGACTCCAGCGCGGCTTGGCGGGCAATGATGTCCGCGACCCGGGAGTCCATTACTGGCCCATCAGGGTCTTGGCAGCGGTCGTCGGGGGCGGTGCGCCCAAGGGGCTGGTGAGGATCGTGGCGGCCGTGCCCTGCCGTCTACGCAGGCGGTCCTCGATCTGCTGCGATTCCTTGGCCTCGTCCCGCGTGGGAACCGCTGGCGTGGAAACCTTCGGGGGGCTGAAAAGGCCGCTCATGCCCCGAGACTCGCTGCGCACGGCAGCGGGGGCAAGTGGATTTTAGCGGCGAAACTCGTTGTATTCGGTGATCGCCTTGGCCGGTCTGCGGGGCCGCATATCCGGCGGAATGACGGTGTGCGCGAACGTCAGGGCCAGGGCGTCGCCGTGGTCGGGGGACTTGAGGCCCCGAGCGATCAGCTTTTCCTTGGATTCCAGTTGCAGCTTGCCGGCGGCGTTGTGGTGATCGTAGGTCGGGCCGGTCAGTTCCACCCGATAGGCAGGGATATTCGGCAGGCTCGCCCCCTGCTCCAGCCATTCCCGCATCCGCCACCACATCTCGGCCCGTTTGTTCGCAAACCGCTGATCCTCAGGCTTGCCGCCGAACTGGACTTCAGTCACGCGGATTTTCAGTTGCCGCAGCCGGTCGATGACCCCCGCCCCGTAGCCACCAGAACCGTCCACGAACACCCCGTCGGGCTTGTGGCGCATGATCTCGCCAGCCACGGCATCCGCCACGGCCATGGCGTCATACTGCGCCAGCGTGATCGGCGGAAAGGCTTTCATGCCCTGCCGGCGCTGGATCACGGTCTTGTCCACACCCTGCCTCGCCACGTCCACGCCCAGCAGGCAGGCCGACCACTGGTAGGCGTGTTCGGGGATCGTCCGCTTCATGGCGGCGTCCACCAGGTCAAGGGCGATCAGGTTGTTCTCGCCCGACGCCGCGAAGTCGCATTCCATTTCCTGCCGCCACTGCTGGGCGCTCATGTCCCCGCGCATGGCGTCGATTTCCGAGTCCGATAGCGCCCCGGTCTGGTCCCACCGATACAGCCCGGCGTGCCACTCGGGGTCGTCGAGGGCGCGGAAATAGATTTCCGAAAACAGGTTGATACCCTTCGGCGTGCCAATGAACAGCGCCCAGCCCTGCCGGTCACCCAAGGCGGGGCGGATCACCTCGCCCCACACCTCGGGTTTCATCTGCGCCACCTCGTCCAGGACCACGCCGTCCCAGTAGGCGCCGCGTAGGCTGTCGGGATTGTCCGCGCCGAAAATGCGAATGCGGGCGCCGTTCGGGAACTCGACCCACAGTTCGGACTCGTTGCGGGTGGAACCGGGAACCTTGGCGGCCGTGAGCTTGAGGTAGTCCCACGCAATCGCCTTCGCCTGTTTGAGTTCAGGCGCGACGTAGGCAAACCGCCCAAGGGCCTTGGGGCAGCGCAAAGCCTCGTCGATCAGGAGCATGATCGCGAGCAGGGTCTTGCCACCCCGTCGGTGGACGACCAGCGCGTTGAACCGCCGCCGCTTGCGGTAGAACTCGGCCTGCCAGGAACGGGGCCGGAACCCGAGGTCTACCGTCTCAGTGCGAGACGGATACGCCGTCATTCTCGGGGACAGGCACGCCCGTGGCAACGTGGTACAGGACTTCGCCCGTGACGTTCTGGTCGATGCTGGCGAGGTTCGGCACGCACTTGTCCAGCAGGATGCGCGCGGCCTGAATCTGCGTGGGGCTGAGTTCCACAGTGCCCTGAACGTGATCCTGCAAGCGGTTCACGATCTGGCTGGCGCGGATGTTCTCGCGCACGCTGTCCTGCTGCCGGCGATTGAGTCGAGCGGCCATGTCAAATGTTTGGCGCTTCGGTAATTTCGGCGGCTGTCTGGTCGGACTTACGGGGCCGTCCCGGTCCACGCTTCACGGCATTGCCAGCACGCCACGGGTGGGGCTTTTCGGTTACCCCGAGTTCGCGGGCGATCTGCTCGGCGAACTGGCTGACGAGGGCTTCGGTCAGCTTTTCATGGCGCAGGTCGTCGGCACTCGCCATCCACGCCTTGAGCCCGCGCAGGCCGCGAAAAATAAAACTGCGGACGCCGGACGCCACCTGTTGGTCTGACAGCATGGGCAGAGTCTATCCGTGCGAGTGGGGAATGCGAGTGGATTTTAGCCAGCGGGCGATGCGCTCCAAATCTGTCTCGTAGGCCATGAGTCCACCCGGTAGTGCGTACAGGGCGCGGCCGTTGAGACTGGCGGGACCGTAGCGCAGCGAGCCGTCGGCCCTTTTCCCGCGGGACTCCATCACCGGCACGAACTGGATGCCGTCAATGGTGATTGGTTCGGACATGGATGATCCCTTCCGTGAGATACCGTTCCATCTGCTGACCCAGGGCGCGAAACTTGATTTTCCAGTCGCCCCGTCCCTCGCCGTCCACATAGCTGTGGCAGGCGTGACACAGCCAGACGCCCCACGGGAAGTCGTTGGCCTTTAGCCCTTTCCCGAAATGCCCGCTGATGTTCAGGTGGGCCAGCACGGTGGTGCCCTCGGCCCCGCACAGGATGCAGGGACGGCCGGCGGCTAGGCGGCGGAGGTCAACCGCTTTTGCCATTGCCTGTTTCTCGGGTTAGATCGCGCTAGAAGGTTTGCCAGCGCAACCATGCCAATGTGGCCTTTTGGCGCCGGTTGCGTCTCAGAGATGGTGATAGGCCGCAAAGCAAAGTCCACCGGAGAAACCCCCGAGACGTTAGGGGCGATAACCCTGAACCGAAACCCGTGTGTTTCAAAGTCATCAAGGCCCCGAACGTGCCACTTCACCGACGTTGCCCCAGAAGCAGTAACTCGGCGGTGCTGGCGAACCGTGTGCAGGATCTTTTTGCGGTTGCCGTTGCGGTCGAGGTATTCGGGGTGTTTTTCGCGCTTGGCAAAGAACCTC